TTTCTGGAAGCATAGCTTCTGGACAGATTGGTTGGTCTGCCCATGCATCTGGGTCGGTAAGAAGTGGACATATAGGAGATGGAGCGGTTGTTTCTGGAAATGTTGCTTCCGGTCAAATTGGCATAAATCATTTGGCATCTGGTGTAATTAGTACGGCAATATTAGGTAGCGGACAAGTAACATCTGGAAGTATAGCATCTGGAAGTATAGGACAATTTGCTTTAAGTAGTGGCGCTGTAAACTCTGGTCATATTGGAAATAATGCTGTAGTTTCTGGAAGCATTGCTTCTGGACAGGTTGGTAATTTCCATATTGCTTCTGGTGCTGTTACAAGCGGAGACATTGGAAATGCTGCGGTTGTAAGTGGCAGTATTGCTAGTGGCAGCGTAGGGAATTTCCATATTGCTTCAGGCGCAGTTACTAGTGGTGAAATTGGAAACGCAGCAGTTGTAAGTGGAAGTATTGCATCTGGACAAATTAGTACATTTCATATAGCAAGTGGCAGTATTACAGCTGATTTAATTGCATCTGGCGCTATTATAACAGCAGACATAGCAGACAATGCGGTTGTATCTGGAAAGATAGCATCTGGTGTTGTTGCTTGGTTTAATTTGGCATCTGGTGCTGTGAGAAGTGGTCATATAGGAGACAATGCTGTGGTATCTGGATCGATAGCTTCTGGGCAAATTTGGACATTCCATATAGCTTCAGGTGCTGTAATTCCAGATGGAGGCACTTTCTAATGGCAGGACAATTGTGGTTATGGGGCATATCTAGTTTTGGAAGATTGGGCAATAATGTAGGAACATTTACACTACAATCTTCTCCTATTCAGACAATAACAGCTGGAAATAATTGGACTTATGTTTTTACTAGTGTAAACAACGGATATAATGTTGCCGGTATTAAGACAGATGGAACGCTTTGGATGTGGGGACTGAATGCCTATGGACAGCTGGGTGACAACACAACTACAGACAAAAGCTCTCCTATTCAAACAATTACTGGTGGCAGCAATTGGAGTTCTGTTTCAATTGATGGCACACTTGGTCCCGGCAATCATACAGCAGCAATAAAAACAGATGGGACTCTTTGGATGTGGGGTGGCAATGCTTATGGACAATTAGGAGATAATACCATAATAGCTAAAAGTTCTCCTGTGCAAACCGTTACTAGGGGCAATAATTGGAGTCAAGTTTCCTGTGGTCCGGGAAAAACAGCAGCAGTAAAAAAAGACGGCACACTCTGGGTATGGGGTCTTGGGGTTAATGGATTGGGCGATGGGACGGCTGGCGTTTCATTTATGAAAAGCTCTCCTGTACAAACAATATCATATGGAAATAACTGGAGTTCCGTTGCATGTGGATACGGTCACTTTGCAGCAACAAAAACCGATGGAACTCTTTGGATGTGGGGTGGCAATGCTTATGGACAATTGGGTGACAACACAAGAATACACAGAAGTTCTCCAATTCAAACAATAACATATGGAACAAACTGGGGTTCTGTTGCTTGTGGAGCCTCTCACACAGCAGCTATAAAAACAGACGGCAGATTATGGGTATGGGGCAGTAACCAATTTGGTTGGCTAGGTGATAATACGACTTCCAGCAGAAGCTCTCCTGTACAAACGATTGCTGGAGGAACAAACTGGAATTCTGTTGCTTGCGTATCTTCTAATACGACAGCTATAAAAACAGATGGTACGCTATGGAACTGGGGTTATAATTATGGAAATCTGGGTGATAATACAAGCACACACAAAAGTTCTCCAGTTCAAACTGTTATGGTGGGCAATCGTTGGTCTGCCGTGGGATTTGCTGCCGGAATCTACGAAAATACCGCCAATCAATTGGGGGTAAATACTCAACCAGTAGCTGGTTATAATGCAAATCAATTATTGGTTCAACCTAAAATAAACATTAATGATTCTGCTGGAAGTTTAGTAAGAATTGCGACAAATAGTGTTACTGTAAGTGTAATTTCCGGAACAGCAACACTTTCAGGCACTACAACAGTAACAGCAGTTGATGGAGTTGCAACATTTACGGATTTGGTTCTAACAGGAAGTGGAAGTGTAACATTAAGATTTACAAGTAGCGGATTAACTCAGGTAGATAGTAGTTCATTTACAGTCAGTTTGACTTTGCCAATTATTCCCAAAAGATCTGAAGTTTCTGGAAAATTACCGACATCTAGTCAATTAAATATCGGTGAATTAGCAGTGAATATAACGGATAAAAAAGGTTATGTTAAAAAGTCTGATGGCACTATTGTTAATTTATTTAATGGTGCAGTATATGACGGAGGTACTTTCTAATGGCTGGACAATTATGGGGTTGGGGTCGCAATCTTGATGGAAATCTAGGAGATAATACTGTAGTAAACAAAAGTTCTCCTGTACAAACAGTAACATTTGGCACAAACTGGTCACAAGTATCATGTGGTCAGAATTACACAGCATCAATAAAAACAGATGGAACACTTTGGATGTGGGGAAGTGGTTTTTATGGTCAAATAGGAAATAATACAGGGTTAAATAGAAGTTCTCCGGTTCAAACTGTTGCAGGGGGAAATAATTGGAGTTCTGTTGCTTGCGGATATTATCATACAGCAGCAATAAAAACAGATGGGACTTTGTGGACTTGGGGGCAAAATTCTAATGGACAATTAGGAGATAACACAGCTACAAGGAAAAGCTCGCCTATTCAAACAGTTGCAGGTGGAAATAATTGGAGTTCTGTTGCTGGTGGAGTTTTTCATACAGCAGCAATAAAAACGGATGGTACTTTATGGATGTGGGGATTTAATTCTAGTGGACAATTAGGCGACAATACAACAATACGCAAAAGTTCTCCTGTACAAACAATTGCTGGTGGAACAAATTGGAGTTCTGTTGCTGGTGGAGTTTTTCATACAGCAGCAATAAAAACAGATGGAACATTGTGGACTTGGGGAACAAATGCCTTTGGACAACTAGGTGATAATACACTAATACACAGAAGTTCTCCGGTTCAAGTAGTTGGATTTGCAACTAACTGGAGTTCTGTTGCGTGTGGATATTATTCCACCTATGCTTTAAAAAAAGATGGAACTCTATGGGCATGGGGATTTAATGGATATGGACAATTAGGTGATAATACAATAGCCAATAAAAGTTCTCCAATACAAACAATTGCAGGGGGAACAAATTGGAGTAAAATTTCTAGTAATGGTTACTATACAGCAGCAATAAAAAAAGATGGAACACTTTGGATGTGGGGGAGAAATTTTTTCGGAAATTTAGGTGATAATACAATAGCCAATAAAAGTTCTCCAATACAAACAATTGCAGGGGGAACAAATTGGAGTTTTGCAGCCTGTGGCTATCACCACACAATAGCAATATATGAAAACACAGCCAATCAATTAGGAGTAAATACACAACCACTAGCTGGATATAATTCGAACCAATTATTAGTACAACCTAAAATCAACATAAACGACTCTGTTGGCAGTGTAGTTAGAATTGCTGTTAATTCCGTTTCAGTAGCAGTTCAAAGTGGAACAGCAACATTGTCTGGCACAACAACTGTTACAGCAGTTGATGGAGTCGCAACATTTACAGATTTAATTCTTACAGGAAGCGGAAGTGTAACATTAAGATTTACAAGCAGTGGATTGACTCAAGTAGATAGTAGTTCATTTACAGTCAGTTTAACTTTGCCAATAATTCCTAAAAGATCTGAAGCTTCTGGTAAATTACCGACATCTGGACAACTAAATATCGGTGAACTTGCCATAAATATTGATGACAAGAAGGGATTTATAAAAAAGTCAGATGGAACAGTTCTTAACATATTTAATGGGAAAGTTGCAGATGGCGGAAGCTTCTAATAAAAATAGTAATTTATCCATCTTCAAAGTCATAAGAGGTGAACTCTAATGGCTGGACAATTGTGGTTGTGGGGCAACAACGGATATGGTAATTTAGGTGACAATACCAATATCAATAAAAGCTCTCCTGTCCAAACTGTAACTTTTGCTACAAATTGGAGTTCACTTTTTACAGGGTTTTATCATGTCGGCGCAATAAAAACAGATGGAACTTTATGGCTGTGGGGTAGAAATCTTAATGGCAAATTAGGCGATAATACAACTATCAATAAATCTTCACCAGTACAAACAATTGCTGGTGGAATAAATTGGAGTAAAGTTGCATGTGGACCTTATAACACAGCAGCAATAAAAACAGATGGAACATTGTGGATTTGGGGAAGAAACAATGGCACATTAGGTGACAATACAATAACAGACAGAAGTTCTCCAGTACAAACAGTTACTGGTGGAACGAATTGGAGTGTTGTTGCATGTGGAGCATATCATGCGGCAGCTATAAAAACAGATGGAACACTTTGGACTTGGGGAAGTAATAGTCATGGTCAATTAGGCGACAATACACTAACAAACAAAAGTTCTCCAATTCAAACAATCACAGGAGGAAATAATTGGAGTTCCGTTGCGTGTGGATATAACTTCGTAGCAGCAATAAAAACAGATGGAACTCTTTGGTTGTGGGGACAAAACACAGTTTTCGGAGCGGCTGGTCAATTAGGAGATAATACAGGGACAAATAAAAGCTCTCCAGTTCAAACTATTACGGGAGGTAATAACTGGAGTTCTGTTGCATGTGGACGAAGCCATACAGCAGCACTTAAAAGAGATGGGACACTATGGACATGGGGGTTAAATTCCTATGGAAATTTAGGGGATAATACAAGTATTAGAAAAAGCTCTCCGATTCAGACCATATCGGCAGGAAATAATTGGAGTTTTGTCGCTTGTGGATACCAACACACCACAGCAACCAAAACAGATGGTTCTTTGTGGGCTTGGGGTAGAAACAATGACGGGCAATTAGGCGATAATACACTAGCAAACAAAAGTTCTCCGATTCAAACAGTGATGGTGGGAAACAGATGGTTTACTGTTGGTGGCGGGTATTCGACAGCAGCAATATACGAAAATACAGCATCTGCTCTTTCAATTACCACACAACCAGCAAACGCATATAACGCTCAAAAAATACTCAATCAACCTGTTGTAGCCGTAGTTGACTCTTCAGGCGCAATTGTCACAACAAGCCAAGCAGTTATAACAGCAACAATCGCATCTGGCACTCCAAGCCTAACCGGAACAACAAACATTCTTGTTTCTGGTGGAGTCGCACAATTTACTGATCTCACTCTTTCAGGCTTGGGTTCTGGAAGTTTAATATTCACAGCTTCTGGCTTAACTAGTGCAATTAGCAGTTATGTTGCAGTCGAACAATCAAGCATTGCAATTGTACCAAAAAGAACTGAAACATCTGGCAGAATTCCCTATGCAGAACAGCTAAGAAACGGCGAACTTGCAATAAATCTAGCTGATAAAAAAGGTTATGTTAAAAATAGCAGTGGAAGTATTGTCAATGTATTCACGGGACTTGGGGCAGATGTAATAACCAGTGGCATGATTGGTGAAAATGCCGTCAATATGCGTGATATTGCTCCCGGCGCTGTTGGTCCAAGCGAATTGGCATCTGGTGTAATTGGTGGAACAAATACTCAAATACTTTACAATAGCTCTGGTGGAATAGCAGGAACGGCAGCATTCACATTAAGCACAACATCTGGCGTTGTCACAATTGCACCTCAAAATGCTGGATATAATGCGCTTACATTAAGAAGTTTTACCAGTCAAACTGCTGATCTTTTAAAAGTACAAAACAGCGCTGGAACAGATGTTGCAAGGATTACAAGTTCTGGAGAATGGGTTGGACCTCTTGGTTCTGGAAATATCGTAAGTGGATATATTGCTTCTGGTCAAATTGGAATTAATCACCTTGCTTCTGGCGTAATAAGCACTGCTGCTTTAGGTAGTGGACAAGTAGCAAGTGGAAGTATCGCTTCTGGCAGTGTTGGACAATTTAAGCTAAGTAGTGGCGCAGTAAACAGCGGTCATATAGGAAATAATGCTGTAGTTTCTGGTAGTATTGCCAGCGGAAGCATAGGTAATTTCCACCTTGCCTCAGGTGCTGTTACAAGTGGAGAAATTGGAAATGCAGCTGTTGTTTCTGGCAGTATTGCTAGTGGAAGTGTTGGAACAGTACATATTGCTTCAGGAAGTATTACAAGTGATTTAATTGCATCTGGGGCAATTATCAATGCTGATGTTGCTGACAATGCTGTAACTTCAGGGAAAATAGCTTCTGGAACTATTGGTGTATTACACATTAGTTCTGGTGGTGTTCAAAATGTAAACATTGCTTCTGGTGCAGTTCTTTCAGGCAATATTGCTTCTGGACAAATT